GTATTGCTAAAGTTAACTTAGGATTAAAAGGTACTCAAAGGCAATTATTAGTTACTAGGCAGGAAATGCTAGGTATTGATGGTTTTACTACCAGGTTAGCTAAGTCTTTTGGTAGGCTAGGAACTTCTATAAGCGGTGCTTTTGTAGGTTTGTTTGCTATTCAGAAGTTCTTTTCTATAGTTCAGGATGGTATAGCAACTATTAAGGATTTCGAACAACAAATGGCAACTGTTAAAGCAATAACAGGAGCGACTGCAACGGAATTTATAGCGCTAGAAAAGTCTGCAAAAGATTTAGGTTCTACCACTCAGTTCACAGCTACAGAGGTTGGAAAACTACAGGAGGAATACGCAAAGTTAGGATTTACGACTAATCAAATATTAGCAGCATCAGAAGCTACATTAGAATTAGCAACCGCTACGGGTTCGGATTTAGCACAATCTGCTACGGTTGCTGCTGCAACTCTTAACGGGTTTGGCTTGGAAGCTAAAGATACTCAGAGAATTGTAGATGTAATGGCTAAATCTTTTACTAGCTCCGCTTTAGATTTAAGTAAGTTTGAAACTGCTATGAGTGCTGTAGCTCCTGTAGCTGCTGTAGTAGGTGTATCAGTAGAACAGGCAACCGCTGCTTTAGGTACTTTAACGGATGCAGGTTTTGATGCTAGTACGGCAGGAACGGCTTTAAGGAATATATTATTAGATACTCAAAAAGCAGGTTTAACAACAGCAGAAGCATTTAAGCAAATTAGAGAAAGCGCAGACCCTGCAACTACTGCATTAGATTTGTTTGGTAAACGTGGAGCAGCGGTTGGATTAACTTTAGCTAATAACGAAGAGAAAACAAAAGCCTTTGCATCTTCTTTAAATAATGCAGCAGGAAGTGCTAAGGCAATGGCTAATATAGTTGGTGATACTTTAGAGGGTGACTTAAAAAGGCTTTCATCAGTTTGGGAGGGGTTGATATTACAAACTTCTGAGGGTGACTTTTTCAGGGAAATTACGCAGTCTGCTACTGAGTTCCTTAGTACTATTTCTGATTTAACAAGTAATATACATGAAGAAAGTGATGCTTTAGAAGATCAAAGAATTAAGATAAATGTATTAGTAGGTCGTATAACATCTTTAAACGAGGGTACTGATGACAGAAAGAAATTAATAACAGAATTAAACGCTTTAAGTCCTACTTTCTTAAAAAACTTAGATCAAGAAAACCTATCTAATGAAGTTTTAGCTAAAAGATTAAAAGAAGTTAATAAAGAATTAGTTAATCAAATCTTAATAAAGAGAGAAGATGAAAAGTTAGCCGACAAGGCAGAGGATCAAGCTGATGCAGAAGTGGAAAAGCTTAACGCTGAAATTAGTTTAGAAAAACAATTACTAAGTATAAGAGAATCTAAATTCAAAGGAATTAGTAAGGAAATTTCTATAGGTAAAACTCAGATAGAACAGGCTAATGAGTTATTGAAAGTTTTAGATGAACAATCTATTAGAGTTAAATCACAAACTAGCTTTGGAGGTGTTGTTGAGTCTACTAACTTACAAGCTGATGCTGCTGATAGGCTTAGGACTTTATTAAGTAATTTATCTGTAAGAACTAAACAAGTTAATGAGCAGAACGAAGAAGCTAATGATATAGCTGCTAAAAGAGTGGATTTATTAAAACGTTTAGGGGTTGAGGAAAGTAAAACGGTAGAAACAAAGAAGAAAGAAGTTGTAGTTAATAAAGAATTGATAACAACAACTAAAACTTTATCAGCAGCAGAACAGAAAAAGATAAAAGCAGCTAAAACTTTAGAAGATAAAGAGAATGAAAGAAAGTTAAAAGAAGAAGAAAGGTTTATATCTAAAGTTGATAAAATAAGAAAACAATCATCATTACTAGCTATTGAAGATGAAAGAAAGCTGCAACTAGAAAAGTTAAGGATTCAAAAAGAAGCATTAGATGCAGAAGCTAAACTAAAGATAGGTAATAAAGTTAAGCAGGATAACGCACTACTTAGCCTTACAACTAGCTTTAACGCTAAAGAAACTGCAATAAATGCTAGTTTTGATGAAAAACAAAGGGTATTAGATGAAGCGGCTTTAGAGCAGACAGAAGCAGCTAAACAGAAAAAGATAGATGATATTGTATCTGTTGGTCAATTTGCCTTAACTGCTGCTACGGAATTAGTTAGCTCTATTGCTAGTATTGAGTTACAAACCGAAAGGGAAAAACTAGAGAAAGGTTTAATAACTGAAAAACAATTTGCAGTATTAAAATACGGTATAGAAAAGAAAGCTTTTGAAAGACAGAAGAAAATAGATATTACTCAAGCTATTATGAATGGTGCTTTAGGTGTAACTAAGGCTTTTGCACAATCGGGAGTATTAGGAGCTGTAACAGGTGCTATAGTTGCTGCATCTACAGCCGTACAAGTTGCTACCATATCTAAACAACAGTTTCCTAGTTCATTTGCAGAAGGTGGATATACTGGTGAAGGTTCAGGTAATCCTGATTCTAGTGGATTTAAACAGGCAGGTATAGTTCATGAAGGCGAATATGTAGTGCCTAAACACGTTCTAGGAACTCAGCAAGGTGCTAACTTAGTTGGTTCTTTGGAAGCTATGAGAAACAACCGCCCTAGTCCTAATGTAAGCGTAGGATTTGCTAATGGTGGTTTAGTAAGTGGAGGTAGTAATATAGATTTAGCAGACATGGAAAACAGAATAACAACAGCCGTGGTTAATAGTATAGGTTCAATTCCAGTTATAAACAATGCTACTGATACAATTAGCCAAGCTAATAAGGTAGTTAATGTAGAACTAGCTGCAACTTTTGGATAAACAAAGGTAAATAAACAGAAAAACTACCTACATAATAATAACGTAGGTAGTTTTTTAAGTTTTCTTTATATGTTACGTTTATCAAGTTAATAGTAACATTATTCTCTATTTATAACCGTTCTAAATAAAATTAGTATCTTTAGTAAATGCTTACTAAGTGGTTTGGAATAGTTAAAAATTTAGATGGTAATATAGTTGATAAATACACTAAGGCTAAAAGACTAAGTATATGCCAATCTTGCCCAAAGTATAGAAAAGACTTTAAACTACTATTTAAAACCATTCCTAATAAACCTCAATGTAGTAAGTGTAAATGTGCTATTAACGATAAAATAATATGGGAGAATGAAAAATGCCCTTTAAAAAGATGGACGTAAACGAAAACTTAAGAAACATTTCACAGCAGGAAAGAGATAACATAAAGTTAGCTGTAGAGAAAACATGGGCAAAGATGCGCCCCGATACAACAAGTCTAAACTATTTATACACTATGTTTACTAATAACGTAGATGAAACTTTTAAAGGAAACTGTAGCAGATGCAAAAAGCGAGTAATAACTTACTGGATGACGAGGTTAAAGAGTTGGGGGATGCGTTAACAAACACTTTATTTAGTGTAGTTAGTAAAGCTATTGATGTAAACCATGCTATTGTTATTCTTATAGAGCATGGTTTAATTAGTGATACTGCAATACGTAACCTTTCAATACTTAGAGATTTTGATATAGAGAACAAAAACCCATTAAATAAACAAATGAGTATCTACTATAATCTAAGTGTAAAATATGATTTATCAGTAACTCAATTAATAAGAGTTATAAAAAATAGAAAAGTTTAACTATATTTGTTAGGCAAGTCAATTTATAAATAGGATTAAATCGTAATAGTTAAGGGATGGTGTAAAAGCTATCCCTTTTTTTTGTCATTATATGGCTATTATGTTAAATAGACTTTATTAATATTTGCTACATATGAAGTGGTATAATATTAATAATTCAATTAATAACGCTTTATCAATTTCTATTGATGAGGAAATAGGTTCTTTTGGTGTTAATGCAAAAGATTTTATTGAAGAGGTTAAAACTTCTAAATCAAAAGATATTGAGTTAGTTATTAATAGCGGGGGCGGTTCTGTATTTGAAGCCTTTGCAATTTATGACTTCCTAAAAAATTCAAATCTAAATGTTTCTGTAAAAATTGAAGGAGTTGCTGCATCTGCTGCATCTGTTTTAGCTCTAGCAGGAGATTCTTTACCTACAATGACAGAAAATTCTGTTATTATGATCCATAACGCATGGATGCCAGTTATATCCATGCAAGGGATGAACTCAGAGGAAATTAGAGAGTTTCAGATAGAGTTAGAAAAAGATGCTAAGTTAATGGACTCTATTAATTTAAAGATAGCTAAGATTTACTCTAATGCAACTGGTTTAGACTTATCTAAAGTACAGGACATGATGAGTGAAACTACTTGGATATTCGCAGAAGAAGCTAAAGAGTTTGGATTTGTTAGTGAAGTTTTGGAAGGTAAAAAGATAGCAGCTTTTGCATCTGTGAAAGACCTATCTAAAATGGGGTATAAGAATATCCCTAAAAATTATGTAAATCAATTAAATAACGTGAATATGTCAGAAAAGGATGAAAAAGGTCTTTTGAAGGTTATCTCTAATTTCTTTGCATCTGCTGAGAAAGAAGTAGAAGCAACAAAAGAGGTTTTAGATGTAGATGCTTTGAAAGCTGAATTATCAGCAAGTATTAAAGCTGAATTATCTAAAGAAAATGAAGAATTGGCTAATAAAAATGCTGAATTAGAAGCAGAATTAGAAGCTAAGAAAGTTGAAGTGGTTGCTAAAGTTTCAGAAGTTGAAGCAGCAAAGAAAGAAGTTGAAAAAGCTAAATCTGCAAGAGAAGTAGTAGCATCTAAAGAAGATGTTATTGAATCTAAAAAAGTAGAAGAAGTTAAAGATGCTTTAGGAGATCACATTTTAAGTGTTTTCAAAAACTCAGGTTACATTAAATAATTATTAAAAACTTAAATTAAAAAAGAATGGCAAATTTTATTACAGAATCATTAAGTACTACTTATCAAGGTACTGATGTAGCAGGATTATTTTTCACTCCATCAGAAGGAAGTGATGACTTACAAGGAATTAGAGTAATGCCTAATGTTAAGGTAAAAACTCAAATGTATTTATCTTCACCTTTAACTAAAATAGTTAGAGCATATTCTACTTGTGGTTTTGCTGCAACTGGTGGTATTGTTGATGTTTCTAATAGAACATTAGAAGTAAAAAAATTAAAGGTTAACCTGGAGCAATGTGGTGATACTTTTTATGGTACTGTATTCGAAGAAGGGTATAACTCAGGTACTGCAATTGATGACTTAACTAACACTATTGTTGGTGAAATCGCTAGAAAATCAGTAGGTACGGCTATCGCTGATGATAATGGACGTTTAGCGTGGTTTGCTGCTACATCTGCTGCATCTGCTGACTACGATCAGTTTGATGGATTTGTACAATTATTTGTTACTGATTCTGCTGATTTAGGTCAGTATGTTGAAATGACTGCAATTACAGGTGTTGAAGACACTAATGGTGATTTAGTTGCTGATGGTGCTTATGAGCTTTTAAAATATGCTTACGAGAACCAAACTAAAGTACTTAGGCAAGTTGCTAAGAATGCAAAAGCGTTTAGAGTTACTTGTACTATCGAGGATAACTTAACTACTACTTATGAGCAGTTAGGAACAGGAAACAACTTAGGTTTATCAAGATTGATTGATGGACAAGGTAATTCCCAATTGATGTTTAGAGGGATTCCAGTAATTACAGTTACAGGTTGGGATACTCAACTAGCTGATGCTGCTAACCCTAATTCTCAGACTTTAGGAATTGACATAGGTGCTAACATGATGGTTTATACTGCTAATGAAAACTTAGTAATCGGGTCTGATGTTAATGATCCTGAAGCTCAGTTAAAGTTTAGAAGTAATGACGATGATGATGAGTTATTAAAAATCATTGCTAAGTACAAAATGGGTACTCAGTTTGTATTTGGAGAATTAATTTCTTTCTATTACTAAAAACAAAAACCCCTGCCTATGGTGGGGGTATTTTTTAACTTATAAATTATATTAAAATGGCAGAAATTACAACAGACATACTAATTAGTTGTACTGATGAGAATAGAAGAGCAGGTATAAAAAGAATCTTTGTTATTAACAAGGATGATATTACAAGCTTTACAGAATCTACAGTAGCTACAGAATTTGCTTACACAGCAGTTACTTTAGCGGATACTGATGCAGTATGGTATGAAATTGAAGGAGAATTAGAAACTAAAAGCTATGGTTCTGAGGGGTCAAGAGAAAATGGTTCTATTTCTTATGAAACTACTTTAGAAGTATTTGCTCCAAAGATGGAGAAATTAAAAGCAGCAGGGATTAACAGTTATGTTGAGTCTTGTGGTTTAGTAGTTATTTTTGAAACTTATAATAAATCGGGTGCAGAAAACGTATCTTTTGTTTTAGGTTGGGATGAAATCATGGGTAA